CAAATGGTTTCAAAATGAAGACAATCAGCTAAATCCTGGAGAATATATTCTAACCAGAGACATTGCATCTCCAATTACAGGTGAGTATATTGGATTTGCTAAATCAAAAGTGGTTGTAGAAGATGTAACTGATCCCTATGATATATTTCTTAATAGCTATGTTTATAAGGTAAAACATTATTTAACTAACCAAGAATTATTTATCACTAACCACGACATTACAAGGTAATATTTTATATATAATAATATGGACTTAAAAACATTTAAAATGTGGGAAATGGCTGCCAACTCTGTTGGAGGTGGTGGTATTGACGGTATTGGAGTAGGTTCAAAAGGTGAGCCCGGAGTTCGCAAAAAGAAGAAGAAAAAAGATGATGTACTTCTTGATAAAATGCGTAAAAGATTAAATGTTAAGTAAAGTATTAATAGGTATTATTGTAGTATTATCTCTTGGTGGTTATTTTTTATATAATAAAAACATAGAATTAGTAGCACTTAATCAAGCATTTGAAGTAAGAGATGCTGAACAACGAGCTACTATTGAAACTATAAAAAATAGTCTAGAAAAAACCGGTAAAGAACTTAGTGGTTTACAAGTAAGAAATCAACAGTATGAAGTTGAAATGGCTGAATACATGGATATATTTAGAAGACATAATCTTTCTAAATTAGCAAGTGCTAAACCAGGTATGATAGAAACAAGAGCCAATAATAAAACAAAAGAGGCATTTGATGCGATTGAAAATGACAGCGCTAGGATTAGCGCTCTTAACGATTAGTGGATGTAGTATATTAGGACCGAAAGAAGTAGAAATAATTACTAAACCGGTTCAAATAGATATAGTACAACCAGTATTACCTAGGCCAATAAATTTAAAAGAGCCTAAGTGGTATGTAGTTTCTGATTCAAAAATAATTGAAAATTGTTTAAAAGACCCAGAAACTAAAAAAGCAAACTGTAAATTGGGTAGAGAAGATTTGTATCCAGAAGGATACACCTACCTTGATAAATTTATAGATGATATTAAAAAGAATCATGGTGGAGATATTGTATTTTTTGCTATGACTGTTGATGATTATGAGCTTATGGCTTTTAATACTCAAGAAATAAAAAGATATATTAACCAGCTCGGTGAAGTAATAGTTTATTATAGGAATGTTACCATAAACAATGATGAAGGCGGAGCGATAGAAATAAAGGTGGAAAAAAATGGCAACAACTAGAATGAAAGAACAACTAAGTAATTGGGAAAGAGCTGAAGTAGCAGCGAAACTATCCGCACATGCTTACAAATCAGAAAAGGCTGCAGTTGCAGCTTGTAAAAAAATGGGATTCCCATGGGCAAAATTAATATCAAGAGATGGTGCTGAAGTATTAGTAGCTAAAGATCGTAATGATCTTTGGTTTGCATTTAGAGGTACTGAACCTTCAAAATTAAATGATGTAATGGCTGATTTAAATCTTATTAAAAATGCAGCCAAAGCTGGAGGTAAAGTACATAGTGGATTCCAACAAGAAGTTAATGATTTATGGATGGATATATTAGCTGAAATAGAACATAATGATCAATTAAAAGTTAGAAAAGATGTTTATATGACTGGTCATTCACTAGGTGCTGCAATGGCAACTATATCAGCAACTCGATATGAGCCACACGAATTATATACTTTTGGATCTCCAAGAGTAGGAGGGCAAAGATTTATTAAACACATTAAATGTCCTCATTATAGATTCATGAATAACAATGATATAGTATGTAGAATTCCACCAGCTTGGTTAGGATTTAGACATCATGGAGAAATGATTTATTTTAATTCCATTGGAAACAGACAAGATAAACCAAGTTGGAAAGATTTATTTTTAGGTATATGGAACTCATGGAAAAGATTTAAATTTTTTGATGGAATAGTAGATCATGGTATGCCTAATTATGTAAAAGCAATATCTAGACTTAAAAAGGTGTCATAGTGTATTGGTTATTTATACTAACACTAAAATCAATTTTAAGTTCCATCATTGGTAGTTCTTTTTATCAATGGTTTCAAAGTACAACCGGCGGTATCTGGTTCCAAAAACAAGTCGATAAATTTATGCAGCATTTTGCTGAAAAATACGACTTAGAATTAGCAAAAAAAGATGCTAAATTTAGAAAACAATATCCATTGGTTGCAGCTCGATTAGATAAGATCGAAGAAAATAGTCATCCATGTAAAGAATTACATGAGTTTGAAGCTTACCCCGATCTTATTTCAAGATTAGAAAAAATAGAAAAAAAACTGAAATAACAGTTTACATTTAACACAAACTGTGTTATAATATACATTAATAGATTATGAACGGAATAAATACATCAATGATACATGTCACAAAAAGAGATGGTACAGTACAAACCTTTGACTTGGATAAAATCCACAAAGTTTTAGAGTGGGCTACAAAAGATGTTACTAATGTATCTCAATCAGAGATAGAAATCAGATCAAACATTCAATTATATGACAAAATACCAGCATATGATATTCATGAATTGTTAATCAAAAGTGCATCAGAACTTATATCAGAACATACTCCTAACTATCAATTTGTAGCAGCAAGATTAATTTCTTATAAACTTCGTAAAGAAGTATATGGACAATATGAACCATGGTCTCTTATCGACGTTATAACAAAAAATATTGAACTTGGTGTGTATGATCCAGCAATCCTTACTCACTATACGAATGAAGAATTAAAAGAATTAAATAGTTACATTAAGCATAATAGAGATGATACTTTTACTTATGCTGGAATGGAACAATTTAGAGGTAAGTACTTAGTACAAGACCGAAGAACTAAACAATGTTTTGAAACACCACAAATATTATATATGATGGTTGCTGCAACATTGTTTGCAAAAGAAACCACTAACAGAATAGCATGGGTTAAAAATTATTATGATGCGATTAGTCAATTTTATATATCGTTGCCGACTCCGATTATGGCTGGAGTTAGAACGCCTACGCGCCAATTTTCTTCTTGTGTACTTATTGAATCCGGCGACAGTTTGGATTCTATTAATGCTACTTCTACTAGCATTGTTAAGTATATAAGTAAAAAGGCTGGAATAGGAATAGGAGCCGGCTCTATACGAGCTGCAGGAGCAAGAGTTGGAGATGGCTCAGTAGTTCATACTGGGTTAATTCCATTCTTAAAATATTTTCAATCAGCAGTAAAAAGCTGCTCACAAGGTGGAGTACGTGGAGGAGCTGCTACAGTATATCTACCAGTATGGCACTATGAATTTGAAGATTTAGTAGTACTTAAAAATAATAAAGGTACTGAAGAATCAAGAGTTCGTCATATGGATTATGCATTTCAATTTAATAAATTAATGTATGAACGATTATTAGAAGGTGGTAATATAACTTTCTTTGATCCAAATGATGTGCCTGGTTTATATGAATCTTTCTTTGCTGATCAAGAAAAGTTTAAAGAGTTATATGAAAAATACGAACGAGCTTATAGTATAAGAAAAAAATCACTACCAGCTTTAGAGGTTTTCCAATCAATCCTTACAGAAAGAAAAGATACTGGTAGAATATATATTATGAATGTAGATCATGCAAATGAACATGGAGCATTTGATGTAGATAAAGCTCCAATTAGAATGAGTAATCTTTGTTGTGAAATAGATCTACCAACTAAACCATTGGAATCATACGATGATGAAAGTGGAGAAATATCTTTATGTACTCTATCAGCCATTAATTGGGGATTGATAGATGATACAAAAGATTTTGAAAAATATTGTACTTTAGCAGTAAGAGCACTAGATAACTTATTGGATTATCAAAAATATCCTATTAAAGCTGCTGAAAATGCTACAATGAATCGTAGACCACTAGGTGTAGGTATTATCAACCTAGCATATTTTCTTGCTAAAAGAGGATTGAAATACGATAAAGAAGCTTATGATATTGTAGATGAGTATGCAGAAGCATGGTCATACTATTTAATTAAAGCTTCTATGGAAATAGCAGAAGAAAAAGGTGCATGTTTATTGTCAAATGAAACAAAATATGCATCTGGAAAACTGCCAAATGATACATATAAAGGTGCAGTAGATAATTTAGTGAAGCGTAAATCTACACTACCATGGGACTCGCTGCGAAGCGCTCTAGTAGAACATGGGATTAGAAACTCTACGTTGATGGCATTAATGCCGGCAGAAACATCTGCACAAATTAGTAATAGTACAAATGGTATTGAACCTCCTAGAGCTTTAGTATCATATAAACAAAGTAAGGACGGAGTGATGGCTCAGGTAGTTCCTGGCTATCATCACCTTAAAAATAAATATGATCTTCTGTGGGACCAGACTTCTACTGAAGGGTATTTAAAGATATGTGCTATTCTTCAAAAATATATTGACCAAGGAATAAGTGTCAATACATCATATAATCCAATACATTATGAAGATAATAAAGTGCCTATGTCAATTATGATTAAAGATTTAGTTATGGCATATCAATTTGGATTAAAACAATTATATTATTTTAACACAAATGATGGTTCAGAAGATATTAAAGATGATCTTCCTATGTTACCATCTGAAACCGACGACGAGGATTGCGATAGCTGCACGATATGATTTTAAAAAGAAGTGAAAAAAGCCATTTAGATAAAAACATGTTTTTAGACGAAGAAGTAGATATTCAAAGATTTGATATTTTAAAATATCCTGCACTTGATAAAATTACTGATAAACAACTTGGATTCTTTTGGAGGCCCGAAGAGGTAGATATTTCAAAAGATAAAAAAGATTTCGAAAATCTTACAGAACACGAACAACATATTTTTACATCAAATCTTAAAAGACAAATACTTTTAGATTCGGTTCAAGGAAGAGCTCCAAATATAGCATTCCTTCCAATTGCTTCTTTACCTGAAGTTGAAAATTGGATTGAAACTTGGAGTTTTTCTGAAACAATTCATAGCCGCTCTTATACTCATATTATCCGTAATATTTATCCCAACCCATCTTTGGTGTTTGATAACTTATTAGATATAAAAGAGATTATTGAGTGTGGCAATGATATTGCAAAGTATTATGATGATTTAATACAATGCAACAATTCTGCTACTAATACAAAACAACACAAACAAGCACTATGGATGTGTATGAATAGTGCTAATGCTTTAGAAGGAATAAGATTTTATGTATCATTTGCTTGCAGTTGGGCATTCGCTGAGCTTAAGAAAATGGAGGGTAACGCTAAGATCATTAAGCTGATTGCCCGTGATGAAAATGTACATTTAGCAAGTACAACTACTATGCTAAAAAACATGATAAAAGAAGATAAAGAGATGGAAAAAATATCCATTGAAATGAAAGATGAAGTTACAAATTTATTTGTTAAAGTTATTCAACAAGAAAAAGATTGGGCTAAATTTTTATTTAAAGATGGTTCAATGATTGGATTGAATGAAAAGTTATTAGGAGACTACATTGAATGGATAGGTGCTAAACGTATGAGAGCAATTGGTTTAGAATGTCCATTCACTGTTTCTAAATTAAACCCATTACCTTGGACTGAAAAATGGATAGGTGGTGGAAATGTACAAGTTGCACCACAAGAAACAGAAATTCCATCTTACGTTGTTGGTGGTGTAAAACAAGATGTTGATCAAAATACGTTATCGGGATTATCACTATAATGGAAATACAAGCAACATTACCGGTTTATTATAATAAACCAAATATCGAATACCAACAAATAACTGTAAAGGTTAATGGTAATAAACAATCGGAAACGGTATACACTTATGATAAGAATGCTAATCTTATAACAACTGTAGTTCGTTCCCATAACATAGGAGAAGTATGAAAGAATTAGGAATGGTCTTATTTGGATGTTTCTGCTTCAGTTTATTTTTTGCTGGAGTAGTATATCCTGATATGGAATATAAAGGTTATCCAAGCACACATAGTTGCTATGGAGAATGTTATGAAAATTATGTTGCAGTAAATGGAACATTAATAGAACAAATGGAAGCAAAAGCTATATTAGCTGCAGCAGATGAATTTAGTTCAATAAAAGGATTATGGGCAGGATGCGCAGCTTGTCATGGTCCAGATGGCCAAGGTGTAGCATCATTTCCAAAGCTAGCTGGCCAATCATCAAATTATATAAGTACTGCACTTATGCAATATAGAAATAACGAAACTCGTGGACCACAATCAGTTTTAATGTGGGGCCAAGCTAACAGTTTAACAGATCAACAAATAGAAACATTGAGTAAATACATTGAACAATTATAAAGAAGCAACAAAAAAAGAACAAGAAGAATGGCAAAACGGGGATCGAACCTGGTGGTCTGATCGAGCTTTATCTTTTGTAGCTATAGCGTCAGTACTGCAGTTCTTTACTTTGATGTTCATGGGAGCAACCATGTACTTAATCCAATTAGGAACAGGATAATGGATATAGAAATTTACAGCAAACCGCAATGTCCATATTGTGATATGGCAGAAAGAATTGCACAGCAATTTATTCAAGAATCACATCACAAATATACCAAGTTTATGCTTGATGTAGATTTTGACCGCGAAAAAATGATGGAATTGTTTCCTAATGCAAGAACTTTTCCACAAATAAAAATCGACGGAGAATCCATCGGAGGATATACAGAATTCGAAAGGATTATTCGTGAGCAGTAATCCAACTCATTGGTATACTTTAGAATGTCCTCACTGCGATGCAATAACTTATATATCATATGATTCATATGTTAAAGTTCCGGAAAGTCCATTTTGTCCAGTTTGTGGTATCAAAGAAGAAATAGAACCACTTAACTTTGATGGTGAACCAGATTTTGATAATTGGGAAGAAGATTTTGATGAATAAATACATATATGGAATGGATTTACAAAGGCGTCAAATATACACCACCCGAAGAATTTTCATCTGATGATTACTACGGTTTTGTTTACTTAATTACGAACCGTGCAACTAACAAGAAATATGTCGGTAAAAAATTCTTTTGGAAGAAGAAGACCTTACCAAAGACAAAGACACGTAAAAGAAAAAAAATTACATACGTTGAATCAGATTGGAGAACCTACTACGGGTCAAGCAAAAACTTAACTGAAGAAATTCAAAAATGTGGTGAAGATTTTTATTATAGAGAAATCCTTCATTTGTGTAAAACTAAAGGTGAATGCGCTTATATGGAAGCTAAAGAACAATTCGATAGAGAAGTTCTTTTAAAAGATGAATACTATAATGGTATAATATCTTGTCGAATTGGCGCACCAAGTGTAAAAAGTTTAAAATAAACCTTTACATTTCGCCTAAACTATGGTATAATATACATATGTCAAACAAAATAATAAATACTTTCGTTGAAAGAAGAGCTAATCAAATTGCTATTGAAAATCTTGAAAATGATGAAGAATATATTATTGCTGAAGACTTATTTGAGCAATCTATCGATTTAGGTAGATATGCTTTAGATTTAATTGAAACAGGTCTAGAAGAATATGGAGTAGATTTTGATTATAAAACTAATCCAGAATTAAAAGGAGATATGTTTGTTATTTTGAATCTAATAGTTTCATCACTATTAAGAGATCAAGGTATGAAACATGTACTTCATGAAGATTTAGATATGCTTAAAGACCGTATTATGGAGCTAGATAAATACCAAGATGATATTGATTGACTATAGTCAGATCGCACTATCAAACATTATAGTGCAAAAACTTAATGATGAAAATATGATAAGACACATGATACTTAATAGTATACGTATGTATAATAAAAAGTATCGAAATGATTATGGACAAATGGTTATTTGTGCAGATGGAATGAATACTTGGAGAAAAGAATTCTATCCACAATATAAAGCCAGTCGTAAAAAAGGTAGAGATAGTTCCGGGCTAGATTGGCAAGAAATCTTTAGAGTACTTAATCTTGTAAGAGATGAAATTAAAGAAAATTTACCATATAAAGTTATTCATTTAGAAGGTTGTGAAGCTGATGATGTTATTGGTGCTCTTACGTATGAAACACAAGAGTTTGGTAAGTTTGAACCAGTTATGATTATATCATCTGATAAAGATTTCATTCAGTTACAAAAGTTTTCAAATGTGAAACAATATTCTCCAATTCAAAAGAAAGCAGTTACAGAAAAACATCCAAGAAAATATTTATTTGAACACATGTGTCGTGGAGATAAAGGTGATGGTATACCAAATATTTTATCTGCAGATAATTGTTTTGTAGACGAAATTAGGCAAACACCACTAAAACAAAATTTAATTGATACCTGGATAGATGATGAATCTATTATGCCTGAAGAAATAAAAAGAAATTTTCAAAGAAATAAAAAATTAATTGATCTAAGTGAGATTCCAAAAGATATATATAATAATATAGTTAATACTTTTGATGGTCAAAAACCAGCTATGAAAATGAAAGTTTTAAATTATCTCATTAAAAAGAGATGTAATAATTTGATTGAAGTCGTGGAGGAATTTTACAATGGCTAAAAATTTATATATTACCGAGGTATTAAAAAATGCCGGTAATCAAAAAAGTAAACAAGAAAAGATTGAATATCTTCAAAAAAACAATAGTAAACCTTTAAGGAACGTTCTTAAAGGAGCATATGATGATAGTATTGAATGGAATTTACCCGCAGGAAAACCACCATACCAGAAAGACGATGCACCTAAAGGGTTCGAAATGCAGAACCTATATAAAATGTCACCTCGATTTAAATATTTTGTTAAAGGCGGAATAGGCGAAAAGATGCCTGCAGTTCGCCGAGAAAAGATGTTTATCGATATTCTTGAATGTCTGCATCCAGACGAAGCTGAACTGGTTCTTAATATGAAGGAGAAAAGTCTTATGGGTAAATACAATGGAATAACCTCAGCATTAGTTGCGGAAGCCTTTCCCAATCTCCTTGTGAAGCCAATGGCTAATCCAAGGGCTCGTGTTGCTAAAGTGAAGAAACCTGCAACCGAGGGAAGTGCTAACGAAAGCTAAGGAGGTGATCCTATCTAACTTTGTGATATTTTCTTTAATAGTTAATTCATAGGAGGAGAACAACCAACAAAAAAACGAAGGGATTGAGTTCCGGAGCTTAGTCCCTTTTTTTACAAAAGTCCTTTACATTTGACTGAAAATATGTTATAATATACATTATGAATTTGTTTATACTCAATAGAAATCCAATTATCGCAGCTCAAGATCAATGCGATAAACACGTTGTCAAAATGATTGTTGAATCAGCACAAATGCTCTCAACAGTTCACAGAATGCTTGATGGTTTCGAAACAAGAAAACCATCAGTATCTGGTAAAACCATGGCAAAATATTACGAATTACCAGACGATAGAGAAAATATACTCTATAAAGCATGTCACTTTAATCATCCATGTACTATATGGACCAGAGAATCAATGCATAATTATCGATGGCACTATATTCATTTCACAGCGTTATGCGATGAATATACATATCGATATGGTAAAACACATTCAACAGATATGAAACTAAGAATACCTTTACAAAAAATGCCAGATAATATACCAGTTACTAAAATGACTGAATTTAAATTAGCAATGAGTTCAAATCCAGAATGTATCTTAGAATGTCCAGTTGAATCATATCGTAAATTTTATGAAACAAAACAGCATAGGTTCAAAATGGATTGGACTAAAAGACAAGTACCGGAGTGGTTTACATATGCCTAGATACGATTTTAAAAATACAGAAACTGGAGAAGTAAAAGAATATACTATGTCGTGGAAAGATCTTGATAAATTTAAAGAAGATAATCCACATTTGAAACAACAGATTGGTGCACCAGTTATGAACACTAGATCTGACGGAGATGTACTTAAAAAGGCTGGAGATGGCTGGAAAGAAGTACAAGATAGAATAAAAAGTGGCATGCCACCTAGACTAAGAGGAAATATAAGAACGAAATGAAATATATAAAACAACTAATAATGTTTGTAATTGACTGTTGGAGAATAATTATGGATAATAGATATAATCCACTAAGACATATCCACGATCCATCTATTCAATCTTACTTTACAATGGTATTATTTATCATGTGGAGTGCTTACTTTGGTATTGTAGCTTGGACTTGGATTGGATGGGATAATTATAGTATCGTATCGTCTATATGGGTTCATCTTGCAGTGATTATACCTATCATGATTACAAATGTAGCATTTAGAGAAGCTGAAAAAAATGGTGCTAAATGGTATAAAGGTTGGGAAGAACATAAGTCTCATAGAATAAAAAAATAATGGAATTTAAACATGAACAAATTGATCTCGGATATAATGATCTTACTGCACAAACTTCTAAGTCTGGTAGAGTCTACACTGACCCCGACGGTAATACTTATCCTTCTATTACTACTGTCCTTTCGATCTTAAGTGAAGAAGCTATACAAAGATGGAGAGCTAGAGTTGGAGAAGAAGAAGCTAATCGTATAAGTACTCAAGCAAGTACTCGTGGAACTGCAGTTCATAATATTTTCGAAAAATATGTTAACAATGATCCAGATTATTTGGAAGGAGTAATGCCACATAATATCCAAACATTTAAAGATGCTCAAGGAATATTAGATCTATCAATAACTAAAGTATATCAACAAGAAGCTCCATTATATTCTAAACACCTAGGTGTTGCTGGTAGAGTGGACTGTGTTGGTCAGTGGTTAGGAGTAGATTCAATAATTGATTACAAAACTTCTAGAAAATTAAAAAAGAAAGAGTGGATATCAGGTTATTTTATGCAGTGTGCAGCTTATGCTATTATGTGGGAAGAAAGAACTGGTATGCCAATGAAACAATTAGTAGTATTTATTGCAGGAGATGAAGGTACACAGGTTTTTATTGAAGATAGGGACAATTGGACAAAAGAACTTATAAATACTATAAATGAATATAAACGACGTAAGTTGTTTGGGAGATAAGTGATATGAGTACATATAAAGGACCATTGTTAGAAGCCTTAAAGAAAAAACTTGAAGGTGATATAGCAATTGCAAAAGCAAATGTAGAAGTCTACAAAACTAATTCAGCTGGTATTGGAGAACATCCCGGTATTGTTGAAGCAATTGAAACTGAAATAGCAAAAATTGCTGAAGCTGATGATAAGATAGAGATGATTAACAAATATTTCTAATGAAAAAAGAATTAATAGAGTATATAATTGAAGCTGCTGGAGGAAAGGGGCTTACTATATTCGATATTGATGAAACACTTTTCCATACTAAAGCAAAAATAAATGTTAAAAGAGATGGAAAGGTTGTAGCTAATTTAAATAATGTAGAATATAATAAGTATATATTAAAGCCAGGCGAAGAATTCGATTATGGACAATTTAAATCAGCAAAGGTTTTTGCCAAAACGTCTACGCCTATAGCAAAGATGATTAACAAGGCTAAACTTATTATTAAAAATGCAGTAAAAGCTGGATCCAAAGTTATTGTTGTAACTGCTAGAGGAGATATGGATGATAAAAAATTATTCGTAGATACTTTTAAAGCTCAAGGACTAGACATGAAAAATGTCTATATTGAAAGAGCTGGAAATATAGGTTTAGATAATGCTGCAAAAAATAAAGAGGTTGTGTTTAAAAAATATTTAGACACAGGAAATTATAAAAGAATAAGATTATTTGATGATGCAGTTGATAATCTATATGCGTTACTTTCGCTTAAGGATCAATATCCAGATGTAACTTTTGAAGCATATAGAGTGAAGAAGGACGGTAGCATTAAAACATTGAGGAAAAAATAATGCCAACAAAATTTAAACCGTCTCAAACAGTGAGATTAAGAGGAGAAGCCAAAGCTACTACTACAAACTTTTTTATAAAAGGAACTTCAAAAGAAGAGTTATTTGAGTATATTAATAGTTCAAATGGAAAACCAAAAATTAAACAGAAATGTAGAAATGAACTAGTGAGAAGAGGAATTAAAATTGTCTACGTACCGGCCACTTGACCATAGAGTTACAATCCAAGAAAGCCAAATTGATGGATTAGGTTTGTTTGCAAAGGAACATTTAGAACCATCTGATAGATTGGGAAGAACTCATGTAGAATGGGAAGGCCAACTTATTAGAACTCCAATGGGAGGTTTTATTAATCATTCTGAAACACCGAATGCTTTTATTCTTAAACATACAAATTTTAGAGAACTTATTATAATAAGACCAATAAAGCCTTGGCATGAAATAACCGTGTTTTATACAGAGTATAAAATAAATAACAGCGAAGATAGCTTAGCTGGTATACTATATGCGAACAAAGACTAAAAAAATATGGACTGTTTGGAAATATGCCATTGGTAGCTTTTCAGACGAGCAAACAGAAGAATATGATAATGTTGTAGCAATAGCTAGAACGTTTATTGTTGGAATAAACGTTGTTTGCGCATTTTTTATAATGGCAAATATAATTCATAATTGGTGATAAAATGGGAAAACAATGGCATGGTGGAAAGGGTGATAAACCTAGAAGTCCCGATCAGCAAAAATATGCTGATGGTTGGGAGCTTGTCTTTGGAAAGAAAAAGCCAGAAGTAAAGGCTCGTAAATCACAACCTTCTCATTCAATAACTCAAATTCATACTAATAAAAAAAAGAAATTACCTAAAGAAGAGAAGTACAATAGTATAAATAGATTAATAGAGGATTAAATATGTCAGATTTATTAGATTTTGATTTCGGCTTTACAGCTGTAGACGAAAACGAATTAGAAGCAGTACAAAAAGTTACTGCTGATGCATCCATTGTATCGGCTTCTCAATTAGAAACTGAAGAGAAACTAAATAAATTGTATAATGCAATATTACCTCTTTTAACTAATTTAAAAAAGAATCCAGAAAAAGAATATATTTTGTGGCCAGATAGAACAGCCAAAATAGAAGCTTTTGAAGATCATATATCGGAGATTATTAAGTAGTGTCTATTACTTCAAATAGTGGAACTTCTACCGCAGCACGTGTTCGTGCACAAGATCTTAGAACAGAGTTTTCCGGAACAAGTTCTGGTCAATTTAATTTTTCAAACCTACACAGAGATGTTATTGGAGATCAGACACCTTTAATAGGAAACCCATCTGGAGGTACTCGTCGAGGACATACATCAACTTCTGCATATACATCTAATAATGAAATTCCATTTCTTTGTACCGGTGTTTCTTATAATGGATTATCAACCTCTCTTACTTCTTCAACGGGACCAAGTTATGTAACTAAAGAGGTCCCAAATCAAAGTGGTCAAATACATGCAAGTAAAATGCGCGGTGTTATGGCAGGTTTACCTATGTCAATGGATCACCAAAGCTCAAGCACTACTGAAGCTTTTGGTAATCAAGATACTACTAGTCTTAGTGGAGTAACGTCAAGAACAACTCAAGGTGTAGGAGCAAATAATGGAACTAATGGTTCTTTTGTTGATAGAGCTGGATATGCTATTAGAAGAGCTGTCTCTTCTCCTAATTCTGGTTATAATTTTGTTGACTTAGGAACTCATGCTTCAGCAGGCGATATAATGTTTATAAGTGTAGTTACAAGTTCTGGAAGTACACCTTCTTCAAAATTATTTTATCCTTCATGGCAAAATAGTTCTTCAGCAATGAATACTACTGCAACTCAGATAGGAAGTACACACATACTAGAACATAAATCCGGCTCTGATTGTTTTTCATGGATAGAAGCTAAAATGTGTTCCGGCGGAGAAAGATATGCTTCAGTATTAATGAATTATTCTGGAGGATCATTTAGTTATTTTGTTGGATTATTAAGAACTCCAACTACAACAAGCGCTAATAAAGGTGCTAGTTTTTTCAGTACTAGAATAAGTGGTAACTCACAGCAAACAGTACAATTAGGTACAATATTTGGTCAAGGTGAAGTTGTAATTGTAAGTGATATGTCACCATTTGTAAGTTCAGTTCAATATACACCAACTTCAATGGGATCTGCTTTTATAAGAGGAATAAGATCAAATACTACAAGCGGAGGAAATTATACTCTTGTAGGAGCTACATATGATGGGTTATCAACTGGAAACTTTTTAAAAGGAACTACAACTCCAAACACTAGTGAATATATGTACGTAAAAAGTGGATCACAAGATTCAAACATTAACATTTTAAGATTTAGATTAGGAATTTAACATTATGGCTACTTGGCAAAATATAACACATGAGTATAGACACAATACAGGAGTGACTGAAGAAGAATATTTAGATTTATGGGAAGAGAATCAATGGAAAATGTGGGATCACAAATCTTACTCTCCGTTTCAAGATCCGAATGTGCAAGCTGAGATTTCAGAATTGGCTAAACAAAATAATACATCAGAACGCTATGAAGCTGGGTTATATAAAAAAGATTTTTTTGATAGTATAATAAATACAAGCCCATCTGGATTTTATCATTTAATTTGGAGTGATGATATTCTTATAGGTTTAAGAGCTATACATAGATGTTTAGGATCTTCTCCAATGGTTGAAGAAATACATGCAATACAGCCAAATTATGCAAAAGATACTTGTGTAAATCTTATGGTTATGTATAAAACTGATCCAGATGGATCAGCTACATGGATAGATCAGATATATGACCTTGATAGTTTTAAAGAAGAAATAGAAAAAATAGAAGATGGTTATGGTGGATATTGTAAAAGATGGATGGGTGTTCCTACTGGAAAAATACAAAAACAATACTTAATGCACCAACTTAAAGCTCCTTGGGTAATGCCGGGTGGAGCAACCACGGAAAAAATAAATGATAATCATACAGAAATGTACTATTTTGGTCCATTTGGTTGGAATGAAGGTGGAACAATAGGAGAACCTTAATGTTTTGGAAAAACAAAGATATTGATATAGATCAATTGAGAGAACAATTAATTATAGACGAGGGGCAAGTTAATGAAATTTATAATGATCATCTTGGCTATGCTACATTTGGCATTGGACACCTGGTACTGGAAGGAGACCCAGAATATGGGTTGGAGGTGGGTACTAGTGTCTCAGAGGATAGAGTTATATCATGCTTCGCCAAAGATGTAGAAACAGTTATAAATGATTGTGAAAAGTTACATGAAGGATGGGAAGATTATCCTCAAGAAGTTAAACAAATTGTTGCTAACATGATGTTTAATATGGGTAGAACTAGACTATCAAAATTTAAAAAACACAATGCAGCATTAAATGCGCATAATTGGAAAGAAGCTGCCATCGAAGGACGTGATTCTAGATGGTATAAACAAGTTACTAATAGAGCTGAAAGATTAATGTCTAGGCTTGAAAAAGTATAAATAAATAAGAGGAAACAAAAATGAC